TCTTTCAGCCGGTTAATCTGAGTTTGCCCGTCCATGCGTAACAGTTGCCGAATATCAAACCCGATGGATAATTTACTCTGCAAACCAAGCCCTTCTGCCAAACATAATTCCGCTGCTTCGATCAGCACTTGCAATGCCTGACTGTAATACTCGACATTCAGCGCCTGGATGTTATTGTAGGACGGCTGTTGTCCGATACCGATTTTATAGGGCGGCACATGGAATACCGAGCAAACAACCTCGGCAGACCAGCGCAGTTGCTCGATAACCTGCGCATTTTCCGCCGTCATGCGCATTGGCTCAAATTTCAGACCATCACCAGCAATCGCCACTTTCCCCGCATTCTCGCCGGTAAAATTGGTTTCCCAATATTCTTTTAGCCGTTTTGCCGTCTCGTCACTGATTGCGCCGGGCGCAGTCAGCACGCCACCGGGAATGCCCCGATTGGCAAAGAAATTTGTTGAATCCGTCTGGATGTTATGGCCTTGCATGGCTGCAAGCCCCGCAGAAATAATCGGCGACAATCCAACTAACGGATGAAACAGGCAATTCATCCGGTCATGGATAACCTCGCTGGCCGGGACCGTTATCTGTTCTTCAATCCCGGAAATGTTATCGGATGAAAGCTGATAGAAAACATCGCCAGCAGGTGTAATAAGCGGCTGCACTCGTTCCGGCGCAAGCACATACAAAGCTCGCACCAGTCCGCGTGTATCGCGCCGTTTTAACACATAAGTATTGCCATTTGATAGCTTTGAAAGGAAATAGTTTTCCCAGAATTGAATGCGGTTTTGGATACCGTTTGGTTTGCGAAGTACCGGGGTATAAGATTGATTTTCTTCCGGCTTATGAATGCCGTCAACATCACGCAACAACCGGACAGGCAGCTTTGCAATATCGCCCGCAATAAGCGTAATACAAGAAAAAACCGCGAAGTAGGTTAGCGCGGTATCATTGTCAATTTCTACGTTTTGCTGCCATGCGCCGCCGTAAGATTCTCGAATAATAGGCAGCCAACCGCCGCGATTTGCCGGGCGGGAAAAGGCTTTCTTCATGCGAGAAAATAAATTCATTCATCATTCGCCGTTAAATGCCGCGTTTTGTATTTCCGCCGTCTGCCTTTCGGCTTTGCTTCATCCGCTGGCGGATCAAGCACTTTTTCTGCCTGACCAATTTTGATTAGCGTCCGCGCATAGTAATCCGGTATTACCGCGATTTTACCCGTGCGCTTATAACGAATCTTGATGTTAGACATAACACCCCCGAAAAAACGGGGGTCCGAAGGCGACCCCCATATCATCACGGCTTAGACAGTGCCGCCCCACGAAACGTCTGTCAGGTAGGCGACTGCCGACGTGCGGCGAGGCAACCAGTTGACGGTACGCTCGGCAAGGAAGCCCACCGAGTTGGTCTGCCACAGGCTAACCAAGCTGGCCGCAGTCCCGGCGGTTGCATCGCCCGTCGGCGAATCGGACATTTCCAGGCTGGCTTCCATGCTCATGGATACCTCGATTCCGCCGTCGTCGGCAAAATAAACATCCGCCGCATTGACCAGCACAACCGTTGCGCCGCTCGAATCGTTGGGGACATATTCGCTGGTAATGACCGGCAGCCCGAACAGCGTACCGCCATTCATGTTGATCTGCGGAAATTCCGGCTGACCCAGCGGATTCTGCATTAGCGACAACGCCAGCGCAGTTGTCACGGGCATGACCCAGACGCCGGTACTCGGTGCATTGTTCGCTGCAATAAATACCTCGAACAATGCGCGAATATCGGTACGCACTGCATCCGCATCCACACCCGAACTGGCAACCGACGTGGCAGCGTTGGTAATGGATGCCGGTGACACGCCGGAGCTTGCGGCCTTGGTCGGATCAATGAAGTCAATATCCAGCCGTTCGCGCAGTGCTGCTACCAGCGAGTCACGAATGATGGAGTCCGCCGCCGGAGACGAATCGCGCAGCAGTTCTTTCGTCGCTACCGCGATATTCGCAACCTTGAGCGGTTCCAACGTTTTGCGCTGGAAGTCGAACTTGGTCAACGGCTTGGCTTTGCCTTCACCAACCCAGTAACCGGAGCCGCCCGACGTTTGGCCGATTAAGGCCGTGCGAAACGGAACCCGGCGCAGCGCCGGTACACCATTTGCACCGAACCGACCGATAATCGTTTGCGGACGAAGATACTCCACAAAATCCGCAAAGATGGACGATTCATCGCCGACCAGCGGCTTGGCCCATGTGGAATGGTCCGTTGTGCCGGCAGCCACCGCTGCTTTCTCGATTGCGTTATGCAACTGCTCATGGCCGGGGTACAGCCGCTTGGCAATATCAATAGCCCGTTCATGTTCCAGTCGCGCAGCAACATGGCATTTCGCATATTGCGCGAACGCAATACCCTTTTCCAGTTTCGGCGCACCGGATTGGATGGAAATTCCACCGCGAGCTTGTGCGCCTTCGCCGGCGTTAGTTGGTTTCTCAACCGGCTTGGCAGCGGCTTTCTGCTCCTGATCCATCTTCCGCAATCGTTTGATGTGATTATCCAGCGCCTCGTTGTCGGCCTGGATATTGTCAAATTCCTCCTGCTCGGCATCGTCCAGCGTCCGCTGTTCGTCTGCCGCCTTTTTCATAATTTCGTCCATCGCCGCAACATTGGCGGCGCGCTTGTTTTCAGCAGCCGTAAGCTGCTCTGCATAAGTGCTCATGTTCGTTACCTCACAATGGTTTTCAGAACGTAAGGCTCCCGAACGCGGGAAGGTGTGTTAAATCGCACAATCCGCCCTTTGCCAGTCGCGGCAGGCGGCTTAATGGATTTGAGTATATCGTTATCCAGCGATTTGATTAAAGAAATTTGCGCTTCGGCATTGGCCGGGATTGTCACGGCAGATAATTCATGCCACGCCCAGCGCGTGAAATGAATCCCGCCATCATCCAGAAAAGAATGCTCGATTGATTTGAAGCCGATGGATAGCCCGGCCACCAATCGTAATTTGATGGATTGCCACGCTTCATCCAGCCGGTCCTTGAGTTTGCCCGGCTCGTCGGTTTTGACCAATTTGATTTGCACGGGAATGCCGTCTGCGGTTTTGTCCGCCGCAATCACATGGCCTATCGGCTGGTGCGAATCGTGCTGCCAGAGGAACGGCATGGGCAGCGAGAACTCCGCGCCCATCGGGTCAACAATATCGCCCATGCGGTCTGTGGTCGGGGTCGTCGCAATGCCGGATAAGGTGCGCTCTTCCTCATTCACAGCCTTGATATTAAACACGCTATAGGCCCGTTCCATTTCGCACCTCACATAACGAATAACTGGAACTTTTTAGGTTCCTCGACCTCGCCGCTTACCGCCACGCCTGCCGCCATTAGCAGGGCTACCATATCGTCAATCTTGTCTGCCGACCGTTTTTTGTCCGGTGCCATATTCAGATTAACGTCAGTTCGCGCAACGATATTACTTGCACACCAGTTTAGCACAGGATCGCCGCCATGGTGCAATAACCCTTGCCGGTAAGCGCGTTCCAGTGCTTGCATGGCCGGATGATATGACTGCGCTCCTTGCCGAAACTCAATCATTGGCGCACCCTGCTCCACCAGCCGATTAACCAAATCCAGCGCATTCCATCGGTCATAAGCGATTTGCTGAATGTTAAATTCTTTGCAGACTTCCATGATTCGCTGTTCAATCAGGGCATAATCTGTGGCATCGCCTGGTGTTTGTTCGAGTAGTCCCGCGCTTGCCCATGATGCGTATGGCACCGTTCCGCGCTCAGTCCGATAGGCAACGGCAGAGTCCGGTGCCCAGCGCCAGCCTTTTGTGTACCATTTATCCTCGACAATCCATAGCAGGCGGAATGCACACATATCGGTCGTGGACGCCAAATCCAGACCGGCAAAGCAAGGATGCTGGCGTAGCATTTCAACATCTACCGGGCCGTCGCATTTTTGCCACTTCGGCAAATCAATCCAGCCATCTGCGGTTGCGCTGGGCCGGTTCAATCGCTTGATCCGAAACTCCGCCAGCTTCGATGGCATTGCCTTGGCTTCGACCGCCTCCTTCTGGATGGCTGACAGCAGATGCGGATTGACCTCAATTAGCGGGTTTGCCTTAATCCATTTGCTCTCGTCAAAATCCTTATCCTCTTTGTCCAGCGCGAAAAATACTACAAGAAAATGGTCAGCATCGTTGCCAAATACACCATCCAGCAATCGAAAGGCGAACCGCCGAATATCCGCCCATGGGCCGGGATTGGTATAGCCCTCGGTCGTCGTATAGAGCCACAGCGGATTCGACCGTGCGCCGGCAGCGGACGTGAGTACGTTCAGCAGGTCGGGGGATTTATGCGCATGAATTTCATCCAGCGCGGTATGCGAAGGATTCAGCCCGTCTTGTGTACTGGCCTTGGCATTGATCGGCTTGAAGCTGGTGGCCGTCTCGATTCTGGAAATCGCCTTGGCCCAAACCTCCAACCCGAACGCTTCACGCAAATCCTTGGTCTTATTGACCATTTGCTTTGCTGGGTCAAAAACCTTTTTTGATTGGTCAAAGGTGGTGGCCGCGCTGATCAGTTGCGCGCCCGGCTCGTTCTCACAGCACATGCAATACAGCATGATCGCAGCGGCCAAGGTACTCTTGCCTGATTTTCTCGATGTGCAATATAGCGCGCTGGTAAATCGCCGTGCGCCGCTGGCCCGATCCCGAAAGCCAAATAACTGGACAATAAAAAATATCTGAGCCGGATGCAGGACGATTGTTTCCGTTTCCCAGCGCCCCTCAACATGCGGTAATTTCTCGATAAAGTCACAGGCATCATTCGCGTGCCAGTCGTCAAATTCAAATTTGCAGGCAGCGCTCTTGGCGCGCTTGAGATCGGCCAGGAATCGCCGGGCAGCGCTCTGGATCAATCGGCAATGCCGCTTGTTTTTTTTGTCTCGGATCGCGGCATTGGCATACTCCACCGCGTCCGCAACATAATCACGCCCGTTTGCCATTGTGCGCGAACCTGTTGCCTTTTCCCTCCTGCTTGCCGCCGGCGGGTATTTTGCTCTGGCTCGCCGGCGTCAATCCAAACTCACCGGACAAGCTGCGGTAATTGCCGACCAGCGCGGCAGGCGGCGGCGGGTTGTCCGGCTCACTCCACCAGCTCACCAATTTCCCATGCAAGGCACACAAATGCGCCAGCGGGGTCAGCGACGCCTCGGTTAGCACGCCGACCGCGCACAACATTGGCGCGAGCCTGCGCCATTCGCGGATCGCGTGGGCATCGGCCAACCAGTCCGGCGGTTCGGGCGCAGAATCCAGCCGGCGAAACGGCACAACCGTCCCGCTGGCCCGGTCAGGCCTGGCGCTGCCGGTCAAGGCTTTTATGTTGTCGTTTCTCTTTCTGGTCATAGGTTTCCTCGATATATCGGCCCGATATAAAAAACTG